CAAACCATGTAGCGTTGCTGATCCTGTTTGGCGTTATCGTTCTCCAAACGGATCTTTCTTTCCATAATCTCAAGATCGTCTATTTGCTCGTCTCCGTTAACATCTAGTTTTGCTGCAAATTCTTTAGCTGCCTTACCTTTGAAAGTCTTCTGTGTCATTTAAAAGCATCCTTCATTGCACTCATTAAATCTTTAATTGTAACCCTTTTTTCTTTTGGATCGTATAGGCACACAAGTTCTCTAGGACATGCGTCAATGCTTTCCATAATTTCGATGCCTCCTGATCCGTTAGCTCCCTCGTATAAACACCAGTATTGTCTTGTTGTTTTCCCTCGAAAGCTCTCATGGACTTTTTCGACTTTTTTAAGTCGGCAAATTGTGTACCCTCCATTGTCGAGGGTTGGTCTGTAATAATGTTCATGTGCGGTTGTCCACGAGCCAGAGACCATAAGCAATAGCAGCGAGGATAGCAATGCCAATGCCAATGGTAAGAGTGCCAATAGTCCACATAATAATTTTTTCCCTACGTTCCTGTGCCTCATATACTTCTTTCTGGCGGCGCTTACGAATAGTACCCTCCATGGAAATTAGCTCATCCCAAGCTTTGGTTCCATGGGTGAACATTATGAAGGTTTTCAATTCGTCGCGCTGCTGATCCAATTTTTTCTTGGCTGCAAATGCTTCTATAGCTTCTTGCTCTATACTCTGTCCATTAAATACTTTAGAAAATAAGGTAGGGTTCTTTGATCTTTTCTCTATATTAGCTACATCAGATACAGCGCCCATCCATTTAGACAGGTCTTGAGTCATACTTTCCAGTTCTCGGCCCGCCATAAAGGCTTTCTTGATTCCCCCAAATGCAGCCGTCGCCGTCGATATCGCTGCACTTATGGTAATCGGGTCCATACTACATCCGTATGACGATTGTTATGAGTAGAAGAAAAGTAGCACCAAAAGCACCAATAAGGATATTTTCAATCCTCCGAAAACGATTATAAATATCCCTAAACTGAATATTGGCTTCAGTTTCAAGAGCAGTCGTGCGTGTATCAAGAGAGTGTAACTCTTGATTAAGGGATGTTACCGTTGGTTTTGTCATTGTTGCCTTTGTTGCCTCTGTTTAAGTAATTCTCTATCCATTGCGGATTGTATTCTTGCAGAAGTCTGCTCTTCCTGACTTTGCAGTCTCTTATTAAACTGTTCGTTCCTCTGTGCAAGTGATTGTTGCTCCAGACCAAGTTTTGCCTGATCCAACTGTGTATCGTTCTGTTCTGCCTGAGCCCTAAGCTCCAATTCCTTCTCCTTGAGTTGTACAAGAGGATCTGGGCCTTCTCCAGATACCTGTTGGCTCATCTGCTTCACTTGTTGCATACCTTGCGCTATCATCTGAGCTTTCAGCATTTCTACCTGCATGGGGTCCTGTACTCCCTGCTGTTGAGCCATAGCCATTGATTGCTCTTCAGCCTGTATTTTTACATGCTCCATAATGTGCTTTTGTAGCGACATTGCTACGGGAGGCATCTGCATCGCCATAGGCGTAGACCCAAAAACCATATGTGCCATAATATGGCTCTGATGATCCTGTCCCTGAAATGCCTTCAATTCTGCCATATCAAGAGCGTTTATGTTTTCCTGTGCGGGATCTAGCGGTTTGTCCTCTGTCTGTGGAACCTGTTTTAACAGCCTATCCACATCTTTTACACCGAGTGCCTCATACATATCGTGATACACTTCATACATATTGTGGAGTTCTGGCGCCGCTCCCGCTAACTGTAGCTTGGTTTGTGCCAGTGCAATACGCTGTGCCTGACTAAATACGTTCGGGTTAGATACGGGTATTACGTCTACCCTATCGTCAAAATCCTCTGTTTTTACCGCAGAATCCACGCCTTCTATGGAATATGGGTATATTCCGGGTAAACTTTCGCTCATTACCTTCGCCAAAAGCTTAAATTCCAGCCTCATAGCGTAATGTAGACGTTTATGCACCGCAGACATGACCCGTGAGCCCTGTTCCAAGAGCGCAATAGTTGTTCCTACCGCCGCTTGTTGATTACCATCGCCCACTTTCATGTCTGTAATGGTCGCGAACCTCTGTCCTGCCTCCACTACGAAGCCCAGTAGCTGAAATAGCGTCTGATCTGGACCTTTAAACGGCAGCGGCATAAGGCTGTCACGAATAGCCCCTCCGGGAGCGTCCACATCGCGGAACTCACCGGGCTGAAGCGGGTCATCGTCGTCTCGGATACGCAATCCGCGGGCCTTGAAGCCCGCTGGGAGATTGGACAACGTTCCTGCGTCAATTAACTGCCTCAGTGCCGCCGTGGCGGTTCGTGACAACCCGCCAATCGTATGAATCAGACCTAAACCATAAAATCCAAAGCCCGGAAGGAATTTATAATGCACAAAATATTGTATTTTACGCATACGATCATCATCTTCTCTGTAATTTCTGCGAATAGATAGGATTTGTCCGTTATCTTGCGATATCGTAACGACGTATGGAATTTTTATTCCTGTTGGTTCGCCCTCTTCGTCTTTATCCTCGTATCCTTCGAGGTCTAAATCAACGTGACACTCCAAAAGTGTGCAATCGTAGTCGATTTGGGACGCACTTACGCCGTCAATTCGCTCCAATTCGCTTGAAATGGAGTCCGAATCACCCTGAGCGGGTATAACAGGCATGTCAATATAAAATCCTGCTACCTGTTTTTTGCGTAAATCGTTCAAAGACATGCGAATCACCTGTGTGATGTTCGGACAAGTCTCCAAATCGGACGTTTCGTATGGAACAACAAGGTTTTCTGCGGGTACAAACTTACTTACAGCCCGTGCTAAAGTTTCATCGTAATAAACTTTCTTAAATGTTGATCCTGCAAGAGGTAAATAGAACAGCATCTGGTCAAGTTCGGGGGTATATTCCTCCATTACGCATGTCATATAATAATTCATAAACTGACTGACACGCTGTGCCTGTGCTGTCTTGTCTGGGGTTTCTGATCCGAGGACCACGGCCCGTATAGGACCGCCCGCGGGCAACAATTCGTTAAACGCCTGTGCCTGAAACTGTGTGGCCGCTTCTGCCAAGATCGGGTGTGTTACACCGCTCGCACCTCGAAAAGGTTCCGAGCGTTCATTATAATTAAAACCCAGTAATTCAAGGCCATTGGCGTAGGCATCTTCCCATTCCTGACGACTTGCCTTGTTCGCATCGAACTCTGACGAAAGTTCCGAGGCTATTCGCCCAAGTTCCCTGTCGGGCATTTCTTCGGCCAAATTGGCATAGAAGTCATCGTTCATGCCCCGTTGGTCTTGTGGCTCGAAATCCACCTCAACGCCACCGTCTTCCTCCATCGTTATTTCAATTTCAGGTGTTTCCATGCCTTCGGTAATCGAAACGATGTCCGCGTCCATTGCTCCAGGAAGTTCTATTTCTACTTCTGCCCGAAGTTCTTCTTCATCCAGTTGTGACGGTACACGGTCTACCTGTCCCGCAAAAGGATTTCTTTCTTCTGCCATAAGGATCTCCTTTGACTACAAGTCATTTCTTTTTCTTTGGCGTCTCAGCGTAGAGGTTATCAAATATTTGATTAACATCCAAGACATAATCTAAATTAGACTTGGAATAGTGAATATGTTGCGAGGGCAAAAAGTCTGGGGCCCCTTGCCCTGTTTCAAACCAAGCGGGATGCGTAACGCGGACCCTGTTGTTGGGTAACGCCACCATATTCCCTGTCCACTCGCCCGCATCAAGCAGTTCCAAAACATGGCTCTGCTTGTGCTGGGCGGGGTCATCAGCAATCTCGCTCTCTGTGTAATCGACTGTAAAGTAATATTTTGCGGGATAAAAGTTACCGTCGATTTTTGCGACCCAAGGGCAGGGAGTTGCCCTATCGAGAACGTAGACTGCGTGATAATGCGAAGGGCAGTCCCAAGGTTGGACCTGATGCGTGAGCATCGGTTTGGGCCACTCGGCAAATGGTGTATCGGCCACCAACGCCGTAATCGGCATTCGCGCCCACATTGCCCCTCCGTGTACGTTTGGCTGATCGTCGTCGTCCGTCTCACAACCTGTAAATATCATTTGAAAGCTCAAGCACCTGTTGGGCATTGTCGTTACCGCAACACACATCGCATGTATAAAATCACCCTGATATTTTAGATGATTACATGTGTACTCTCTTCTCACCCAACATTTGAAGTGAGGAATGTTACTCTGTAAGTAGGGCAAGTTACTTTACTTTACCGCCCTTTTTCATGCCTTTAGGTTTAACCTTACCGCCTTTAGCCATGCCTTTGGACGTCATCATGCCCCCGACAAGACTTGCAGAATACTGCTCCATAGTCATTGGCATTCCAGCGGCTCCGCCACCTGCCATCTTCTGAACAGGTCCGCCCTTCTTGTACATCTTCTTCTTCATCATTTTTATGGGTCCCTTATAAAAATATCGACTCAGCTTACCATAGGTCGTTGGGGTTTTGCAATGAATTGTTCAAAAGCGGATATGCCCCGTGGTCCGCGGAACATGTTTCTTGCTATGTGTTCCATTCCCGCTATGCCACCTTCCGCCATAGGCTCTGCCGTAAGTTTGGACCTAATAACAGGATCTGATTTAGCCCTATCTATCAACATAACGTTACTAATGTTTCCTGCGTCTTCATAATCATTAATATACGGAATGTTTGTGTGGCCTTCTTTTGCAAGTTTTTTTCTAAAATCCGCTATAAGATTTAAAATATCTTCTTTTGGAACTTCTCGTGCCTGATATAAATCGTTAAGATCTTCGCCTATGACTTTATTTACAATATAGTCCTGTAACGCCTCTTCTGTCCAAACATCCTGCTCCATAGCCTTTTTCTGAAAATTAGCCCACCTTGGCGTTACGCCTAATGAGTCAATATCTATAAATTCAAACCCCACCGTTGAAGGTGTAAAAGGTTTTGAGGTATCTATAGAAAGGGGAAGGGAGTGCCCAAGGTTTTGGTTGGCATTAACCCCAGCTTCAAAACTTCCACTTTCAACTATATCATCAATGCGTGAAGAGC